TGGCAGTCTGGCTTGACTGGGTTGCAGACGGACTACAACTCTGGGACTTTGCCGTTGCAGGATGGCTTTCCGGGCGGTGGTAGCAGGATCTTCCAGTGGGGCTGGTACCCGGTGGGAGGGGCTAGGTCAAATGATGCTGGGCTGACACCCAACAACTTGGTGGCGCAGACTACGGTCGCAAACGTGACCATAAACTAGGAGTGAGAAATGGAACGTAAAGAGGTCAAAAAGATCGCGTCTCAGGAGGTTAAGGCTCACGAGAAGCGTATGCACAAAGGCATGAAAAAGGGTGGCGTAACCACGGCTGATCTGAAAAAATACGGTCGGAACATGGCCCGCATCAAGAACCAAGGTTAAGGGGTTGTCATGGCTATAAAGAACATGGGTACGCCCAAGCCGGTGAAGCCGAACGGCAAGAAGATGGATGATCCGAACAACATCGCGGTAGACAAGCTTGGTCCCAAGACCGCTGTCCAGCGCGTGTCTGCGGGCGATCCTGGCCGCGAGGACACAAAGACTACCGGCATCAAGATCCGTGGTACTGGTGCTGCTACCAAAGGTGTGATGGCTAGAGGTCCGATGGCATGACGTATACCGAGCTTGTTGCCGCAATACAGGAATACACGGAGAACTACGAGCAGACGTTCGTAGACAACATCCCTGTCTTTCTGCGCCAGACTGAAACTCGTGTGTACAACACGGTTCAGGTGCCGGCGTTGCGTGCCAACAAGACCGGCGTATTAACTTCTGGAAACAAGTACCTGTCTGCGCCAAACGATTTTTTGGCGGTATATTCTTTAGCCGTCATTGAAAACTATGGTACTGCTACAGAGACTTATCACTACTTGCTGAACAAGGATGTGAACTACATCCGTGAAGCATATCCTACGCCGGCAGATACAGGTTTGCCTCAGTATTACGCCATCTTTGGCCCATCTGTTGCTAGTAACGTGACCACAGATGAACTGACATTTATCCTTGGGCCGACGCCAAATTCAGGGTACACGGTTGAGCTGCATTATTACTACTACCCAGAATCAATCACGACAGCGGCAGATGGCCGTACATGGTTGGGTGACAACTATGATCCGATACTTCTATACGGCGCACTGCGTGAGGCATATTTGTTCATGAAGGGTGAACAAGATGTGATCGCCAACGTCGAGGCAAAGTACAACGAGGCTATGGGACAACTCAAGCGCTTGGGTGATGGAATGGAGCGTCAGGACGCATACCGTAGCGGTCAGGTTAGGGTGAGGGTCACATGACGATCTACCAAGGTCTGACAACTAGCTTCAAGGTGGACATCTTGAATGGCCGCCAGAACATTGCGTCAGACACGCTGAAGATGGCTTTGTACAACGGATACGTTGATCTGAACGAAAACACGACTGCGTATACAGATACAAATGAGATTTCGGGTGTTGGTTATTCGGCAGGCGGTAAGACGCTGGCGAATGTAACCATCAACTCGACGAGCAACGGCATTGTTTACGTAAGCTTTGATAATGTCGTTTGGAATCCGGCGGAGTTTACAGCGCGGGGTGCGTTGATTTACAACAACACCAGAAGTAATGCGTCGATAGCCACTTTGGACTTTGGCTCCGACAAAACGCAGTCTGGTAACAACACCTTTACTGTAACTTTGCCACCTGATACAGCGTCGAGTGCGCTCATACGAATTAACTGAGGAGTCATCATGACTATGGAAACTTCTAAAACTAGCGAAACCGTAACCGGCGGCATCGCCCGCAAAACTGGGTTTGTTGAAAACATGTCGGCAGGCGGCGTTTTTACCGTAACTTGCCATGACAAAGATGGAAACAAAAAGTGGGTAGATGTTGCTCCCAACCTAGTTGTTAATACTGGGCTTCAAAATATGAACACCCAGTATTTTACCGGTAGCGGATACACGGCTACGTGGTATGTCGGACTGGTTGGGAATACTGCTTCAAATACAGTTTTCTCTGGCGGCGACACTTTGGATTCACATGCTGGCTGGGAAGAAAATAGCAGTTATTCTGGAAATCGTAAGGCTGCAACATTTGGTGCAGCAACTTTATCTGATCCATCGAATATAAATAACGCATCGTCTACAGCTTCGTTCACCATGAATGCCAACGCCACTATTTCTGGAGCATTCCTGACTAACGTTGCAAGTGGGACTTCTGGCCTTTTGTTCTCAGTTTCTGATTTCCAATCGCCAGGAGATCGTCAGGTAGTAAGCGGTGATGTTCTTAACGTTACTTACTCGTTTAATCTTGATGCTGCTTAATAGGAGCTAACTATGTTTAAAAAAGGCGATAAGGTGCGTTTAAAGACTGACGTTCCTGCTGGAGAAATTACCAAAATGCGCATGGATGACGATGGTACTGTTTGGTACTTGATGTCATGGAATAGTGGCCAAACTGCGCATGAGCGTTGGTTTATTGCTGACGAGATAGAATCGGCGGAGTAATTTGTGCCTACTGTTGATGGAGGCTGGGGCAGTGGTACTTGGGGTCAGGCAGGATGGGGTCTTTCAGTTTACTCTGCCGACTTTCAAGATACTGTTTCTTCTTCAGAGACAGTTGTTTGCGGTCGCCAGTTAGTAGTAACAAACTCAGAAACTGCTAATGCTTCTGATGCATTAACTTCTGGGTTTACGATTTTATCTAACGCATCAGAAAATGTTGTAGCAAATGATGCAGTAGCTTCATCAATTAATATATCTGGCGCAATTTCTGAATCAGCATCTATTAATGATTTTGTATCTGCAACAAAAACTCAAAATGTTTCTGTACAAGAAAGTGTTATTGCGGATTCTGTATTTGCGGCATCTTTAACACTACCAGCAAGTATTAACGAAACAACTTCTGCATCAGATGCAGTTATTTCTGGAGTTTTGTTTAGATCTAATGTTATAGAGCAAACAACTGCAACAGAATCGTTGGTTATAAATGGAACTTACAATATTCAAATATTAGAAACTGCGACATGTAATGAAACTGTCAGTTCTAATGTTTTGTTTATGTCTTCTGTAAAGGAAGAAGGTTTTGTAAGTGAATCAGTTTTTGCAAAAGCAAATTTTGTAGGGTCTGTAATTGAATCTGTTTCAGCAAGTGATCAAGTAGTTTCCCAGCAAGTATTTAATACGGTTGTAATTGAATCAACAAATATCGAGGATGTTGTAATTGGCGGTTTGCTTTATGTTGCTTCTTTGCAAGAAAGTATATCTATATCAGATTTAACAAATTCTTCACCTGAATTTAAAACTAATATTATTGAGACTGTAAATTCTTTTGATGAAGATTCAGCATCTGTAGAATTTGGGGCGCAAGTTATTGAAGATTTATCAGCACAAGATGTTGTTGAAACATTAGGAATCTTCCAAGCTAAAGTTGTGGAAACAGTTTTGCCGCAAGATGCTGTAAGCATAAATACAATATTTATTGTTCGCGTTGATGAAAGCGCAATTGCTTATGACAATTTCTTGCGTAGGTTATTGTGGGAGCCAATTAACGACGAAGAAACTCCTGTGTGGCAAACGATTGCTAATGAACAAAATTCAGCATGGGCAGATATAAACACCGACGCAAATGCCACATGGCAGGCAGTTGAAACTACTACGTAAGGAAACATCATGGCAAGTACGTATTCTTCGCTCAAAATAGAATTAATCGGTACTGGCGATCAAGCGGGTACATGGGGTAACACTACCAACACCAATCTTGGTACCGCTATTGAAGAAGCTATTACTGGCTCCGCTAATGTTACGTTTGCCAACTCTAACGTGGCTCTTGCGTTAACAGATACGAATACCTCGCAGACTGCGCGTAACCTAAGACTTTTTCTTACTGGCACTGTTTCTCAGGCAAGACATTTATTTTTGCCCGCTATAGAGAAACAGTACATTATTGATAATGGTTTAACTTTTCCAATTACAGTAGCCAACGGCTCAAACTCGGGAGCCACTGGCGCTACTATTACTGTTCCGGCAGGTTTGTCAGCTATCATTTTTAATGATGGTGTAAATATGGACAATCCTGTGTCGTATACCCCATTGCTGGGTAACGTCACTATCTCTGGCGGTTCAGCTAATGCTTTAACTTTAACCAATGTCACAATCACAAGCGGCACTGGGAATTTAAGTAACGTAAATTTAAGTAACGTAATTATTTCAAGCGGTTCAGCTAACGGCATCAGCTTAACCAACACAACAATTACGACTCCAAGAATAGTTACGGCAATTCTTGATTCCAACGGAAACGCTGCTATTGGAGTTACTGCCACAGCTTCTGCAAACAATTACATCAATATTGTAAATGCGGCTGCTGGAGGTTCTCCTAATATTGCGGCAACCGGCAACGACGCAAACATCACCATAACGATATCTCCAAAAGGTAATGGAGTTGTTAACTCTACTACCACGTATGCTGATACCTATGGTGCAGTCAGGGCAATTCCATTATCAGGCGCAGATAAAACTAGCCAATACACTTTGGTTAAAGCGGATGTTGGTCGTTATATAGGAGTTGGAAGCGGCGGAAGTATTGTTGTTCCAGCGTCTGTTTTTGCAACAGGTGACGTTGTTTCTGTTTTCAACAATACGTCAGCAAATATCGTTATGACGTTAAGTGCAGGAACATCATATTTAGCTGGGAATAACACCACGGTATCAACTTGTAATCTAAGTACTCGCGGTATTGCTACTGTTTTGTTTTTATCTGGTACTCAGTGTGTTGTGGCTGGGAATGCGGCATGAGCGGAATTCATAATCTTCTTGTTGCAAGGAAACTTGCGCCTGGCGTAATACAACGGGTTTCTATTCCTTTGACTATCGCCGCCAACACAAGCGGATATGATGTTTACACCAATAGAGGCCCAACGTATATTAGTGGTTATTCTGATATTACTGTTACGGTAAACCCTGGGGTGACTGTAAGCGCTGCCAATGCTTCTTCGTATGCTTTCTTGGTTCCATCGGCTTTTTCTCCCGGAGACACTGTAAC